AACGATCCGAATGCGCGGTTCATCGTCCAGTCCGGCGCCACCGGCCTGACGCTCGCCGACATCGGTGCGAACGTCCAGTTCAACATCGGCACTCCGTCCTCGGTGACGGGCATCTCCGGCGCCTACGTCGAGAGCCCGAACACGACTTCGACTTTGCCGTTCCGCGTTTACGGGCTCGTCGAGACCCCGGCGCTTGGGTTCTCGAACCCGACGACCGGTGCCTACGCGCTCGCCATCGTGGGCTTCAACAACGTCGACACCAAGTCGTTGACCGGTATCTAAGAGGAGCGCTGAAAAATGCCCGTCAATCTCTCAGCCATCAAAGACCTGCTCCTCCCCGGCCTCCGTGGTGTGACTGGTCAGTACGACCAAATCCCCACCCGTTGGGACAAGGTCTTCTCCAAGGGCAAGTCCAATATGGCCCTTGAGCGCACCGCGTCCATGCGCTTCCTCGGCCTTGCCCAGCTCAAGACCGAAGGCGCGCAGACCCGGTTCGACAACAATGCCGGCGAGCGCTTCGTGTACAACCAAGAGCATCGCGAGATCGCCCTTGGCTATGCGATGACCCGCAAGGCCATCGACGACAACCTCTACAAGACCCAGTTCAACCCGTCGAACCTCGGCCTCATGCGCTCGTTTGCGCAGACCAAGGAAATCTACGCTTTCAACGTGCTGAACAACGGCACGACCTATGACAGCGCCATCGGCGGTGACGGCAAGGCCCTGTTTGCGACGGATCACCCCATCGACGGTGGCACCGTGGCCAACAAGCCCTCGGTGGACGTGGACCTCAACGAGAGCACCCTGCTCAACGCGATGACCACGATCCCGACCACCTTCGTCGACAACGCCGGCCTCAAGACGTTCGCCCGTGCGCGCAAGCTCGTGGTGCCGAACGCGCTGGAGCCCGTCGCGATCCGCCTCACCAAGACCGAGCTGCGGCCCGGTACGGCGGACAACGATGTCAACGCGATCCTGTCGACTTCGGGCGGTCTGCCCGATGGCTACGTGGTCTCGGAATTCCTCACCAGCAACTATGCGTGGTTCCTGCTGACCAACATGGAAGGTCTGCTCTATCTGGAGCGCGTGCCTTTCGAGACGGACATGCAGGTCGACTTCACCACCGACAACCTGCTGGTCAAGGGCTATGAGCGCTACAGCTTCTCGTACAACGACTGGAGGGCCGCTTGGGGCTCGTTCCCAACGGCTTGATCTGACATCGAAATATGCGGTAGGACGGTATATAAATCCGTCCTGCCGCGAGAGTGAAAATGCCGGGACCAACTGAAATGCGACCCCTGACCCACGAAAGATTGCTGGAGGTGCTGGATTACAATCCGGCTGCTGGCATTTTCACGTGGCGTGTCAAGCAGGCCCGCAACACCCGTGTGGGCGGCAGGGCCGGTGGGGCTCGCAATGGCAGCTATTACGTGCGCATCGATGAGACCGACTATACTGGCGCGCGGTTGGCGTGGTTTTTTGTCACCGGCAAGTGGCCGCATCGGCTGAAGTTTGCTGATGGCGACAAGCTGAACCTGCGCTTCGATAATCTGGCCGAAACCAACGCCCTGCCCAAGGGCTACGATACATCGACCCCCGAGGGCCGGGCGCAGTATCTGCGGGATCACTATCGTGTCTATGAAGGCGCGCGTCGTGATCAGGTGCTGCGCAGGAAGTTCGGTATCTCCGTCAAAGCCTACGACCTAATGCACTCGCTTCAGGACGGCTGCTGCGCGATCTGCGGCAAGGCTGAGGGCGGCATGCGCAAGGGCAAGGTGATCCGCCTCGCCGTCGACCACAATCACACAACCGGCGCCGTGCGCGATCTGCTGTGCCGGGCCTGCAACCAACTCATCGGCAATGCCAGCGAGGATATTACGGTGCTGCAATCTGCTATCGACTACCTCACCCGGCACTCAGCGGCGGAAGCGGCCGACCGAGTGGCGTCCAGCCTCCAACTGAATTGAGGGCCAAGACATGACCCACACCGCTTTCGCAGGCCCGCTGATCACCTTCGGTGCTGGTCAGGCGCCCACCGACTACAATCCCGATGCCGGCCCGTCGCTGTTCTTCAACGGCGGCGGCATCATCGATCCGCGCACCCCGTTCTCCTACAAGGGCAGCCGGTTCAACGGCGGCAATACCTATGGCTTCATCGGGTTCACCCACATCCCGACCATTCAAGCCGTCCCCTACACCCTGACTGCCAACAACATCGCCGCCTCGCAGACCCCTGTGGCCGGCACGGCGCTGACGCTGGTCTCCAGCTCGGCGGCCGGCATCACCGTGGGCCAGTCCATCCAGCGCTCCGATACGGGCGCGACGGTGACTGGTCTGATCGTGATGGATGGAGCGTCGTCCTACACCACCTTCGGTCAGGGCGGCGACGGCAATGGTGGTATCGTCCGCATCTGGAACCCGGCGACGCTGGTGGCTCGCGCCGTCCGCATCGTCTCGGCTGGTGATGACAGCGCCGCCACCTTCGTGGTCAAGGGCTACGACATCTACTACTACCCGATGCAGGAAACGATCACGGGTGCCAACACCTCGACCGCGACCGGCAAGAAGGCGTTCAAGTACATCGCCTCGATCACTCCGGCCGGCACGCTCTCCGGCGCCGCCGTCACCGTGGGCACCACCGATGTCATCGGCCTGCCGCTGCGCTCCGACTATGTGTCGGAAACCGACATCAGCATGGCCTCGACGTGGATCACCGCCTCGACCGGCTTCACCGCCGCCGTGACGACCAGCCCTGCCACCGCCACCACGGGCGATGTGCGCGGCACCTACACCCTCCAGACCGCGTCCGACAACTCGCGTCGGCTTGCGATCTTCCAGACCCCCTTGGTGACCAACATCGGCTCGACGACCGGCCTGTTCGGCGTCACCCAGTACGCCAACTTCTGATCGAAAGGTCTCAGCCATGAGCAGAGCACGTCACAATATCAAGGGCGGCACCAAGATGACCGGTGGCAAGGCCGTCTCCGATCCCGCTCCCAAGCTGGTCTCCGGCGACCCCGATGTGGCCAAGGAAGCCAAGGTCGGCCGCAAGGATGGCGGTGCCGTCGAAGGCAAGATGTCCAAGATGAACCTTGGGCGTCCCGGCCGGAAGAGCGGTGGCCGCGTCGGCGCCGACAAGTCGCCGCTGTCGTCCGCAGCCTCCTACGAGTGCCGTTCCGACAGCCGCCAGACGGACGTTTAATCCGTCATTCTACTGCCAACACCCCACGTGGGCTGGGTCAAAAGCCCGGCCCACTTTGTCGTTGAAGGGATAGAAAATGAGCAGCGGCATCTCACAGGCGATCACCATCACGCGGCCGGCGAATACCACTGCCTATGGGGCCGGCGACGTGGTCGGCAACAGCACCGCAGCTGGTGGTGGCATCCTCGAATTCACCAACATGGGGTCGGGCAGCAATTCGCGCCTCTACCTCACCAGCACGCAATTCCGGGTGGACCTGTCGTCAGTCCCGTCCGGCATGACCTACTTCACGCTGCACCTCTACAATGCCTCGCCGGGCAGCGCTTATGCCGACAATGATCCTTGGGACCTGCCGAGCGGCGACCGCGCAGCCTATCTGGGCTACATCGTCCTCGGCACACCGGTCGATCTGGGCGCGACGCTCTATGTCGAGCAGAACCTGATCAACAAGGAAGTGCGGCTCCGTGGAACCTCGATCTACGCCTATCTGGTGACCGCCACCGGCTACACCCCGGCCTCCGGCACCACCATGGGCCTCAATGCCCTCGCCCTCGGTATGTGGTAAGGAAAGCCGATGCTCGGCGATGATCTCGACGATTTGGCCTACTTCGTTCTGGTCAATGCCAATCGCGGCTGGTGGCAGCCCGGCGCTGCGCTCGATGTCGATTTCGTCAACGACCGCGCCTACGATCCGCTGATTGGGTACAATGGCTCGCCCAACGGGCTGCTGACGTACTCATCCCCCAGCCCCAAAATGGTGTTCTGGCCGGACAAGCTGCTGCGCTATGCGCCGCACAACCTGATCACCTACAGCGACCAATTCGATAATGCGGCGTGGGGCAAGGCGCAGGCGACCATCAGTCCCGACACCACGACCGCGCCCGATGGGACGACCACGGCCGACAGTCTGCTGGAGACGGCCTCCAACAACATCCACTACATGGGTGAGACGATCTCATCTTCGCCGGCCGGCAAGCTGTATATCGTTTCGGCCTACCTGAAGGCCAACACCCGCAGCTATGCCACCCTCGGCATCTCCGACATCTCCAGCGGCTCGCTCTACGCGGTCGCGGTGTTCAACCTCTCGAATGGAACCGTCTCCACAAGCGGCGCGGCCGGCACCGGATATTCTGTCGTTTCGACGAGCGTCACGTCAGTCGGCAATGGCTGGTATCGCTGCGCGATTGTGGCGTTCGCCGGCTCATCCGTCTCGTCCCTCAAGGCCGTGGTCGGCATCAACAAGACTGGTGTGATCACCGGGGCTGCCGGTGGCTTTGAGAGCTACCTCGGCGACGGCTCTGGGATTTATGTCTGGGGCGCCATGCTCAGTCAGGGCTCGTACCTGTTCGGCTACATCCCCACCACGTCTGCGGCGGTCTTCAAGCTCCCCTACGACTGCGACCCGGCGACCGGCGTCTCCAAGGGCGCCCTGATCGAGGCGGCGAGCACGAACCTGCTGACCTATTCGGAGCAATTCGACAATGCGGCGTGGGTTAAAGTAGTATCCACAATTACAGCAGACGCAACGACATCCCCAGATGGGAGTGTGAATGCTGATGCGCAATTGGCGGGCGTCGTGCGGTATGCAGCAACTATTGCTGCGGATTCGACGAATACCATATCGATTTTTGTGAAGTCGCTTGACGCGGTATGGGTCCGCTTTGTCTTGTATGAGACGGCGACGATTGCAAATAGATTTAGCCTGTGGGCGAACCTCTCGACGGGCGCGCTGGGGACTGTTTCTAATGGCGGTACTGGCTCGGGAGCCTCAACGTCGACAGCGTCAATCACCAGCATTGGAAATGGGTGGTATCGCCTGTCAGTGGCTGGCGCGATCAATAATTCCGCGACGGCGGTGACCTATCAATTTGGCCCGGTTGATGCAGATAACAGCGTCTCAGTAGCCAATGTGACCGATTATCTCTGGGGCGCCCAGCTTGAGGCCGGCACCCTCGCGACCTCCTACATTCCGACCACTTCTGCGACGGTCGCGCGAGCGGCTGACAATATCTACATCCTGACGAACCAGTTTTCGTACAATACATTGGAAGGCACGGTAGCAGAGGACATCCCATCTGACATGCGCGGCACTGGCAATATCGTGTCGCTTTCAGACGGAACCCTGACGATCCGGCCGCTAGTATTGTATAACAGCACCACGACATCGTTGTGGATATTTTCGTCAGGCTCGCCCGGAACCAATAACCAGATTGGTACTGTCAGCTCCGCTGCATATAAAGTGGCGGCTGCATACAAACTGAATGATTACGCAACGAGCTTTAACGGGCAAACCCCCATCGTGGACAATACCGCCGTGGTTGATGTCCCGAACCGGCTGAATTTCGGTAACGGCGGCGCCGGCACCGTGCAGATCAATGGGCACATCAGACGCCTGACCTACTGGCCGGTTCGGAAGTCGAATTCCGATCTCGTCACCCTGTCCAAACCGTGAGGGGACCATGACCACTTCCGGCACCACCGACTTCAACCCCTCCGGCGCCTCGCTGATGCTCTACGCCTATTCGCTCTGTGGCCTGCGCCGCACCGCGATCTTGCCCGAGCATCTGGAAGACGCGCGGATCGCCATGGGCCTGATGCTCGCCGCATGGGGCAACAGCACCCCGAACCTATGGACTGTTGATCTGGTGGAAGAGACGCTGGTGGCCGGCACCGCGATCTATGATGTCGATGCCAGCACAGTGATGATCCTCGACGCCTACATCCGCACCGGGACCGGTGACAGTCAGGTCGACCGCATCATCTGGCCGATCTCGCGCACCGAGTATGCCTCCATGCCCAACAAGGAGCTGGAAGCGCCGCCGACCGTCTTCTGGTTCAATCGCCAGTTGTCGCCGACCATCACGCTCTGGCAGACGCCGGACGATCAGACCGACTACACCCTGCGCTATTACCGCTGCACGGTCATTCAGGACATCAATCTCGCTAATGGTGAGCAGGTGGCAATTCCCCAGCGCTGGCTTGATGCATTCGTCTGGGGGCTCGCCGCGCGCCTCGCAGTGAGCTATGCTCCAGATCGGGCACAAGCGCTCGATCAGAAAGCCATGCAGGCTCTGACCAAGGCGCAGGAACAGGACACCGAGTGGGTCTCGACCTATATCATCCCGGCTGTCGGAGGATATTACCCCAGATGACCTACACCGTGTACATGGCCATCTGCAAAACCACTGGCGGCCGGTATATCGGCATTACGTCGAAGGGGCTGGCGCGACGCCGCATCGAACACGTTACCAAGAGATCGGCGGGGAAACGCATTTGCCCTGCATTCCACGCCGCAATCGATAAATACGGCAAAGATGATTTCGAGTGGGTTTGTCTGATTGACGGGCTGGATGCGGATGAAGCGGCTCATCTGGAGCGCTTTCTGATTTCAACGATGAAACCGCGCTACAATGTGGCCGCTGGAGGTCTGTCGGGGAGCGGTTTTGCGGGGTGGAAGCGATCCCCCGAAACAAAGGCTCGGATGAGCGCATCAGCAAAGGCGCGAGGCATGTCGCCGACAACGATGGCGGCTCGTCGCGAAGCTCTGCGCCAGCATGTCACTTGCATCGAGACTGGAACGGTATTTCGAGATGGCGCGGAGGCTGCCATGGCGCACGGCATTAAGAGAAACCGCGTCTACGAATGCGTAAGAAATAAAAATATCAACAAAGCGTCAGGAGCGTCTTTTCGCCGCTCAACGTCACAAGAAATTGAAGAATATAAAGTGATGGAGGGATGAATTGGCGTGGCGTTTTACTGGAAGAGCCAGAGTAAATCCCAATCATCCTGTCTCCTTTGCGGTCTGCGACCGGTGCTCGGATTGGTACAATATCACCGATCTCCGCTGGCAATTCCAATGGGCCGGCCCGAACCTTCAGAACCTGCGCTTGCTGGTCTGCCCGACCTGCTATGATGAGCCGCAGCCGCAGCTGAAGCCGCGCATCCTGCCGCCCGATCCGATGCCGACGCTCAACGCCCGGCCCGAGAATTTCCTGATCGATGACTTCGACTACAGCACCACGCAGGATGGCGATGTCATCACCGCGCAGGATGATACGCCGATGGTCTCGCAGAACGTCGCCAATAACCGTGAGGATGCGACCTGATGGCCAACACCCGCATCACCCAGCTTCCGATTGCAGTCGGCCTCGACGGCACCGAATACATCGCTGTCGACCAGTCGAATGGCGACGGCACCTACACCACCCGCCGTGCCACGGCTGACCAGATCGCAGCATCCAATCCGACTGTCGGCACGGTGACCAGCGTCGCGTTCTCGGCGCCGGCTGACTTCACGGTCTCCGGTTCGCCGGTCACCAGCTCCGGCACCCTCGGCATTGTGTGGGCAGTGACCCCTACGGGCACCGGGGCGGTCGTTCGGGCCACGAGCCCTACCTTGGTCACCCCGGCCCTTGGAACGCCGTCTGCGGCCATCCTAACCAACGCCACGGGCCTTCCGCTGTCGACCGGCGTCACCGGCAACCTGCCGGTCGCCAACCTCAACGGTGGCACCGGGGCGACTTCCTCGACCTATTGGCGCGGCGACGGCACATGGGCAGCGGCGCCGGCTGCCTCTCTCACGGTCGGCAGCACCGCAATTACCAGCGGCACATCCGGCCGCGTGCTCTATGACAATGCCGGCGTGCTGGGTGAGCTGACGGTCACGGGAACCGGTAGCGCGGTGTTGGCGACCAGCCCGACGCTGGTGACCCCGATCCTCGGCACCCCAACTTCAGTCACCCTGACCAATGCCACCGGATTGCCGTTGAGCACGGGCGTCACCGGCAACTTGCCAGTGACCAATCTCAATAGCGGGACCGGCGCCTCAGCGACCACCTTCTGGCGCGGCGACGGCACGTGGGCGACCCCGGCCGGCGCCGGCACGGTGACATCGGTCTCGGTGGTTTCGGCCAATGGCTTTGCCGGATCGGTGGCGACCGCCACCAGCACCCCGGCGATCACACTCACCACCACCATCACCGGCATCCTGTCGGGCAATGGCACCGCGATCTCGGCGGCCTCGACCACCGGTTCGGGCGCTGTGGTTCTCGCGAGCTCGCCAACCT